CAGCGTGTAACCGTATTCAACAAAGGCAGCAATACTTCTGCTGCTGATCCTTATGGTTTTAGTTCAGCAGACTCTGCACCTTCTTCCTATATTGCTGGTGGTGGTGCATACATCGATGGTTCTGAGGTAGCAGCAGGATCCCTTGAGGCAGGTTTCCTGTTCAATGAAGTTACTTTCATTGTACCGAACAGTAAAGGTCTGATCATGACCAACGGTGCTCGTTCTGAGTACCTGAACTGCTTCACCTACTTCGCTGCTGAAGCGATCAAGGGTACATCTGGTTCTCTTGGTATCAGCTCTGCTGGTGAAACCAGACTGAGATTGACTGGTATTACAACCGTTGGTGTCGGTAATACAATTACTGTCTTTGATACTGACGGAACAACTGGAGTTGCAACTGCTATTGTTGCATCTTACGACGGAACATATCTTGGTGTAACTGGTAAGCAAACCGGTTTTGAACTTCTCAATGCCAGAACTGCTAAAGCTATTACCTTTAATGACGGTGCTCAACTAGACACTACAGTTAAGAAATTTGGCACTGCATCATTAGCACTTGACGGAACAAATGATTCTATCAGTGCTCCTTCTAGCGGCGACCTTGGTTTCGGAACCAATACAGATTTCACGATTGAATTCTGGGCATATGCAAATACAACTGGTCTGACTAGCGCAACTCTCTTCGATTTAAGAGATAACGGTACAGATGCTGAAGGTATTAGTGTTGCATATCGGGCAGCTGGTGAAGTTGATATGCGGGTTGGTACTACCACCGCTATTACTGGATCTGGCGCAGGCATCGCTACAGGCGTCTGGAAGCACTATGCACTTGCTAGAGACGGCACAGACACCAGATTATTCGTAGACGGCACTCAGAGAGGCATTAAGACCTCTGATACAACTAACTACGGTGCATCTAAAGGTATCATAATTGGTGCTGACTTTGACGGAGCAAGTCAAAATGTTACTGGTTGGGTTGACGACTTCCGAATTGAAAGAGGAGTCGCCAAATACACCGCCAACTTTACTGCTCCTACTGTCGCACATACTGGCGATAAGGACACAGTTCTCTTACTCGACTTTGACGGTTCTAGTGGAGTAACCACAACTACTGATAATGTAATTCGCAATCAAGATATTCGCATTACCCAAGCGGGTGGCGGTATTGGAACTGCAACCAAGGTTATCCTTGCTGATTACAGCGAGTTCGGTGCCGACATGCGCTCCGTTGGTTGTGCTGTTGAGTATGGTCAGAAGGGTGTCATTGCTGATGGTGATGGCGTATCTCTGAGACTGTTCGCTCTCAACTTCAACCATGTTGGTGCGGGAGGTGACTTCTCTAACGATCCTAACCTAGCAATTCAAGCTAATGAAGTTACCGAAATTAATAACGGTGATGTATCATTCGTTAGCATTGACCAAAGAGGAGACTTCAGAGTTGGAGATGCATTCTTCGTTGATCAAGAAAACGGTACGGTATCGTTCTCACAACAAGTAACCAGCCTCCAAGCACTTTCATCTCTTCAGATTACTGACGGAACTAACAGCAGTACTGTTACTCCCACAAGTGGTACATTCGGTAACATCCAGATTGCTGGAAATAATATCGAATCAACCTCTGGAGATATCAACATTGATCCAGCTGGTGCAGGTGATATCAACATCACTGGCAATGTCAATGTCCTGGGTATCCTGACTGCTACGGTCATCCAATTGGATGCCTTCCAGAAGGGCGATACATCCATTGCTCTCGATGACTCTGGTTCTGACGGCACCATCCGTTTCAACACTGACTCTGTTGAGGGTATGCGCCTCACCAACGGTCAGTTGCTGGGTATTGCAACCGCAGCTCCTAGAGCAAGAGTTGATGTTCTTGGTTCTACCTTACTAGAAGATCTCAAGATCACTGGTGTTGGTACATTTACATCTAATCTCATCGTTGGCGCAGGTCTAACCGTAACTGGTGATTCTGAGTTTGAAGCTAATCTTGCGATAGAAGATCTCAAGGCAGTAACTGGTGTTGTAACATCTCTGGTTGGTACATATTCAACTATCACCACGGTTGATATTGAGACCCTGGATGCCAAAGATGTTAATATCACTGGTCTGGCAGTAACGGATATCGTTGGTACTGCTGCCACTATCATAACGATTGATGCAGAGGCACTCGATGCCTTTGATGCCAAGATTACTGGTGTTGCGGTAACCAACGCAGTATTCACTGGGATTACAACCTTCAAGGACGATGCTGTCCTGAACTTCGGTGATAATGACGATCTTCGTATCTATCACAACGGCACCAACTCTTACATCGATGATGCTGGTCAGGGTAACCTGATTATTCGTTCCAACACGATTGACTTCCAGAAGTATACTGGTGAGACTCTAGCTAACTTCTATGCCGATGGTATAGTTCAGCTGAACTTTGACGACGATAAGAGACTTGAAACCATTGGTACTGGTGTTAGCATCACTGGTCAACTGCAAGCTGGTACATTAGACATTGGAACGGATGCTGAAATTCATGCATCTCTGATTGTTGATCACGGAACAGTTCTTACTGGAATTGTTACCAGTTCCGCTGGTATCAGAGCGATCAATGTTAATGTCTCTGGCATTCTTACAACTAACAACTTCAGAGTAACTGGTGTCTCTACAGTTGCTGATATTACGATTGGTGCTGGTTCTTCCTCAACCAAAATAAATACAAATACTGGAGAACTTGTTCTTGATTCTGCTGCTGGTCAGGTAACTGTCCAAGACAATCTGAGCGTAATCGGTTACGGTACATTCCGTGACGGTCTATATTACAGATCAGATCAAGGTGGATTAACTGGTATTGGATATAGCGGACCTAACGGTGTTGCATTCTTTGAAGCAGATGGAAGACTGGTTAGTGGTCTTAGCACAGTAGGGTTCTTAACAACCTCTAATTACATGCTAACCACAGATGAAAACAACATCCCAATTTGGTCTAATAGCATTGACGGAGGCACATTCTGATGGCAAAACCAACTACTAGAGATGAACTCAAGGATTATGCTCTTAGGCAACTTGGAGCACCAGTTTTAGAAATAAATGTAGCTGATGAGCAGGTAGATGACAATTTAGATGACGCTCTTCAATTATTCCAAGAGCGTCACTTTGATGGTGTAGAAAGAGCTCTTCTAAAGTACAAGATTACAGAAAATGACATCAAACGAGGCAGAGCACGAGGCGGTGGCAATACTCTTGGTATCACTACTTCTAGTACAGGTTCTTCAGGATCTGTCACCCTTAGTGGGGATACACTCTGGGACGATGTAATTGTCAGACAAACTTTTGATTCTGATCTGACAAACTATGCTGGAAATACGCCAACTTCTTTTGGGTCTCCTACTCTTGTAGGATCTCCTGTAAAGTTTGGAAACAAAGCTATTAGATTTACAGGTAGTGGGCAATATCTTGATTATGGAATTTATGACGAATATAATTTTACTGGTCCGTGGACTTTTGAGACCTGGATCTATCTTGATAGTAGTCCATCCCAAGGTGCTCTATTTTCAAGAAGTCATATATCATATGCAGGTGGAAACTATGGACTTATGGTAGATAACCAAGGCAGCCAAATTAATTTTAGATGGAAGAATACGGATAATTCAAATCATAATAGTACCTATGGAACTACTTTAGGATCTTATACTTCTACAGATATCATTCAGAACTGGGTTCATGTTGCAGTAACTAGAAAAGCATCTGACGGCAGTATTCACTTCTTCTTGAACGGAACGGAGTCTGCCGAGACATCATCCAATCAAATTATTGATAATAATATTGTACACTATGATGTAACATATCCACTACATTTAAATGCCTGGTCATCATTTAGTCAAGGAACCAGAGGATGTGATGCACTTTATGATGATGTAAGAATTACCTTAAAAGAAAGATACACTAGCGATTTCACTGCACCAACTTCTGCGTTCCCCATAGATGGGACTGTTACATCATCAGCTGGTGGAGAGGTTTCTAATTTTGAGGAAAATTCAAACTACTTAAACTTACCTGATGCAGTCATTGGTGTTGAGAAACTTTATCTTTTTGATTCTAGTTTCATTGCCAACAACATGTTCAGTTTCAAATATCAGTTGTTCTTAAATGATGTTGCATTTAATCTTGGGTATAGCGGTCTTCTTAGCTATGCAATGACAAAGACTTATATTGAAGATATTGATTTCTTACTATCTACAAATAAACAGATCAGATATAACAAAAGAAATAATCGTCTTTACTTAGATGTTGATTGGGGTGCAATCTCTGCGGGAACCTACATAATCATTGATTGCCAAAGAATTATGGATCCTGCAAATTATGCAGGTGTTTATAACGATTCTTTCCTCAAAAAATATTTTACATCTCTTGTTAAGAAACAGTGGGGTCAAAACCTCATCAAATTCCAAGGAGTAAAACTTCCTGGAGGCGTCGAATTAAACGGTAGACAAATTTATGAGGATGCTGTAATGGAACTACAACGCATCGAAGATAAGATGCTTTCCACATACGAAGTCCCACCTTTTGATCTTATTGGATAATGGCGTTAAATCCCTTCTTTCTTCAAGGATCACCTGATGAACAGCGGCTGATGCAGTCGTTGATTGATGAGCATCTGTCCATGTTCGGGGTTGATGTATATTACATACCCAGAAAACTGATTAGTACGGATGATGTACTCGGAGAAGTACAATCATCTAAATTTAATGATGCATATATTATTGAAGCGTATCTAAACAATTTTGAGGGATATGCTAAGGGCAGTGATATCATGACAAAATTTGGTATCAATTTGCAGAATGAAATTACACTGACAGTTTCTAGAGAAAGATACGAAGATTTTATTGCACCCTTTGTTGTTACACACAACGCCAAAAATGCAGGAACAGATGTCCTTTTGGGTGAGAGACCTAAAGAAGGAGATTTAATTTACTTCCCATTGGGCGAAAGACTTTTTGAAGTTAAGCATGTAGAACATGAAAATCCGTTCTATCAGCTTGGTAAAAATTATATTTACGAATTACAATGCGAACTCTTCCGTTATGAAGATGAGCAGTTCGATACGAATGTATCGTTTATCGACGAAAGAGCACAAGAGGAAGGAGAAGTTACAACTGTTGCCCTCGCAGGCATTGGTTCTACTGCAAGTGCTATTGTTGACTCCTTTGCTAGCCAAGGTGCAGTACAGCAAATCTTCTTGAATGATGATGGTTATGGGTATACTTCCGCTCCATCTGTGGTTGTAGGACAATCTCCTGCTGGTGTTACTTCATCTAGAGCAACAGCGTTTGCATTTACCACAGAACGATCTGGTGGTTTATTTTCTGTTGACCAAGTTGTTCTACAGAATCCAGGTTTTGCGTATACAGAACCACCACCGTTTACTTTTGGTGGACCTGGTGTAGGTGCTGGTGCCACATCGTCTCTTACGAATAGCGGTATCACATCAATTCGTATTACCGATAAAGGAGTAAATTATGTAGGTGCTCCATCTATTTCAATTCAAAGTCCCTCTGATGTATTTAAGAGAACTATTACTGGCATTGTCCAATCTATTAGTCCTTTCCAATCAGCTGGTGGATCTGGATACCTATCAAACCTCCACAGCACTCTTGCATTAAGTTTCAGTGGCGGTAGTCCGACAGTTGCCGCAGTGGGAACAATAACTACTGTAACAAATGGAGCAATTACTGGTATTCTATTAAATGGTGGAGGTAGTGGATACGAATCTGCTCCCGCTGTTAGTATTGTCCAATCTGGGGTTGGTACTGGAGCAGATATAATTGCTGGACTTTCAACTACAGGAACAATAAAGAGATTTAACATAACAAGTGGTGGATCTGGATATACATTCCCACCCATCGTCACTCTTGGAGGAGATGCTAGTGGACAATCCGCAACAGCTAGTATTACTTCAGGTATCGTAACTACCATTCAGTTAGATGGTATCACTGTTGGAACAGCAGATTCGACAAATATATATGAGTTTGGAAATGGAACATCAATTGCGTCAAATGGATCTGGTTCTGGTACTACCGGTGGTTTTAATATTGGTTCAACTCACCTTAGATTTGGTGGTGCAGATGGAACTAGATTTGCAACATTAAATCCAGTTGATACCACAAATGTCGATACTGCTAGAGTCTATGCAGTTCGTGGTAATGGAACCAATGGGGGTGAGACACCTGATGTCGCTGGCACAGAAGATCTGAAGATCCAATATCAAACTACCGGAATTGGGGCAACTCCAGATAATTCATTATGGGTTGATCTTGGAATTGTTATTCCAGCTGTTGCTAATGGAACTGGAACTGGTGTCCTTGATAATTATGATTTTAATATTTCTGCTACACCAGGATCTCAAAGTACAAATACTTGGTTTAGATTGTTACAAGAAGGAAACAGTGGATCGGATTATGATCACTACGGCATTCTTAGCGTATCTTTCCTTGATGTTCAATCGGAATATGCTTCAGTTCCAGTTACATTTACAGACAATGCATTAGAAACCGCAACAACTACAACAGCAGCTGCTAATGTTACTCTCGGAAGACGGGTGACTTCTTTAGCATTATCTGGTGGTCAATATGCCTCTTCTGGAAACGATGTAGGAATTGTAACGGTATCCACTTCTGGTCAAGGATTGATAGTTGACTATACTGCAATTAGTGGCATTCTTTCCACTATCTCTGTTGCTGACGGAGGAGAAGGATTTAGTGTTGGAGATACTTTTTATGTTGCTGATGGCGATTCTCTCGGAATCGCTTCTGTGACTGGAGTAGGAACATCTGATCTATACACAGGAGTCAAACCAGGTCAAGTACAAGCAACTGCAATCTCTATTCTTGGCGGTAATGGTCTCAGTAGAATCTTCCTCACCAATGCTGGATCTGGATATGAGGCTCCACCACTAATCACTATTGGAGATCCCCTATCCCTAGGTGTTGGAACTTATTTCTTCAATGAAAGAGTTATTGGATCCCGGTCTGGAACAGAGGCTTATGTGCAAGAGTGGAACGAAGTTGAAAGAAAACTAAAACTCACAATAAATAATGGCGTATTCTTCCCTGGTGAGTTCATAACAGGAACTGCATCATCTGCCAGATATCAAATTCTGTCTCACACGGGAATTGACACTACTAGCCCATTTACTCTTAATGATGAATTCGAGATTGTAGCAGATAACATTCTCGACTTCACAGAGAAAAATCCATTTGGTAACTTCTGATGTTAGGAACATATTTCTATCATGAAATTCTTCGTAAAACGGTGATCGCTTTTGGCACACTGTTTAATGATATTCATGTACAAAAAACTGATAGGGACGGATCTAATATAATTAGTGATTTGAATGTCCCTCTTTCATATGGACCAAAATCAAAATTCTTAGCAAAGATTTTACAACAAGCAGAATTAAATAAAGCAACAGCAATTACGCTGCCAAGAATGTCATTTGAGATGAATTCCATCTCATATGATCCTAGTAGAAAAACATCAGTAACAAAAACATTTAAAGCTGTTGATACATCTGATGGCGATAAAATAAAAAAAGTATTTTTACCAGTTCCATATAATGTTGGGTTTGAATTAAATATCATGTGCAAGTTGAATGATGATGCACTACAAATTATCGAACAAATTCTGCCGTTCTTCCAACCATCATTTAATGTAACAGTTGATCTAATTAGTAGTATTGGAGAGAAACGAGACATTCCTATTATCTTAGAAAATATTTCATTTAGCGATGAGTATGAAGGTGATTTTTCTTCTAGAAGAGTCTTAACATATACACTTACATTCCAAGCAAAGACATATCTGTTTGGTCCAATTGCTCAAAGCACTGAAGGACTTATCCGTAAGGTTCAGGTTGATTACTACACTGATACCGACAAGAAAGTCGCCAAGAGAGAAATGCGTTACACTGCTGTTCCTGATCCAATTGATGCAGAACCAGGAGATGATTTTGGATTTAGTGAGACTGTACAAGATTTTGAAGATGGTAAAGTCTACAGTCCTACTAGACAGGAGGATGTATGAACTTTGATAAGATTGATGAGACGCTGAATACAACTAGTGAGACTGTAAATATTCAACCAATCGTAGAAGAATCTAGTGCCATAAAACCCAGTGAGAATAAGGATGTACAAAAGGATTACGAGTATACTCGTGGTAATTTGTATTCTTTGATTGAGAAAGGTCAAGAAACTCTCAACGGTATAATGGACCTAGCAGATCAAACACAATCTCCTAGAGCATATGAAGTTGCAGGTCAGATTATTAAGAGTGTTGCTGATACTACAGACAAACTCCTTGACTTGCAAAAGAAATTAAAAGATATTGATGAAGATAAAAAGGGACCTACATCAGTTACAAACAATGCAATGTTTGTTGGTTCTACAGCAGAGCTGCAAAAAATGCTCAAGCAAATGAACCAAAGTTCTAAATAAAAATAAAATAACTTTTGATTCATGCCCGAAGAAGTCAAGAAGGAAGAATCCAAAGATCCTAAGAAAAAAGGTCTGCTTGGAAAGATAAAGGAGGCAGCAGATGACAAGGAAGAACAGCTTGCTATTCTGTCTACTTTTGTTAGGCTCGGCATCCTTGTTTGGTCTGGCGGAATACTCACGCTGGCATACATCAAACTTCCACCAGCACTTGGAATTCCTGAACAAAAACTAGATCCGACTTT